TGGGCCAAGGCCGGGGAGACGGTACCCTCCCCAGGTCACCAGTCACCATCAATTACATTTATTTTTTTTCTGATCGGATCTGAAGATGTCCCCTCGTTTGGGGTCAGGCCCTGCACCTTGTCAGACTTTGCTTGATTGCAGATCCAGTGCGCCGGCTGTAGGTTGTTCCAGTCCTGAGCCGCTGCTTCCGGAGAATCATAGCCGAATAGTTTCCACTTCGAGACGGGACGGATCTCATCTATGACGAAGCTGAGCGGATGCTGGGCGTCCGATGGCTCGTCGTAGTGGATGGGTCCGAGTCTGCCCTGGCATATTCCGCAAGGCAAGGCCATCGCTTTGAGACGGGCCCGGTGTTTTCTCCTGAGGTTCCCGTTCTTATGCCGGGGGTTTGTTTTGTTTGCCATTTGTATTCCTCCAATACAAAAGCCCGGGGTTTTGGTTCCGGGCTAATGTATGAGAGCTTGTATAGTTGTCAGGACCTCCCCGGGATTGCACCGGGGTCTGCCTTCAGGTCCATGATGCCGGCGCTCTCACCGGCTTAGGTGATACGAATATTTCAGCGTCCTCCAACGCTTGTCCCTTTTGGACATCTTAATTGTAACACTTAAACTTACTGCAAAACAATGCAATCTGCTGCGAGATCGAGTGCCTTACCATGCAGGACGAATATATTCCGTACCGAATAATGTAGATCCATTGCGATGTCTTCCCACTTCTTCAGGAGGATGTATCTCTCATACAAGACAGACCCTTCGTCGCCCGGAACTCTTCGAATCGTCTCGTATATCTCCTGCCTGATCTCGATGGCTTCATACCTGGCTTGCTGGAGACGTTCAGCTTTCCTTATAAGCATGAGTGCCTGCTGTTCGGTCGGTCTTCCTATGTTCGTACCGTGAGGAGTTCCGTCTGTATCCATTGGCGAACCGATGGCATCGATCTGGTCGAGTTCTTCCTTGTACTCCTGCTCCAGCTGTCTCACTCTCCTATCAGCCTCTTTGTATTGTCTTAAGTAATCCCTGATGTTCATCTTCTGTCGTCCTTTGATGCTTCGATTAGTGCTGCCAGTAGGAACCCGAAGCAAGCCCCTACGATTATCCCTGTAAAGAAGCTCATTCCTTTTACTCTCCTCTGTTCCTGGTCGCAAGGATCGCGTCGATAAGTTTCTCATACAGTTCCTTATAAAAGTCCTTGCTTTCCTTCATTACCGCCAGCTGACGGGCCAGTTCTCTGTTTGACTGCTGAAGGTTCCTGATAAGCATCTCAGCCGTCTCCGTGTCTTCCTGATCCGGAACTGATGCGGTCCTTCCTGTTATTGTTGTTGTTTCTTCCATCAGTAGCATCTTATTCCTCCTCCGCTTCTAATATGGCTGGTGCCTTGTCTATAGCATCAAGTGTAGCATCGTTGCACTCTCCACAATGTGGTTGTTCGTATATCTCGTCCTCATCGATTATCCTTCCGTGACCCCTCGGGATTTGAATGGTTTGGATGTGTTTTCCATTTGCAGTTATCAATTCCCCTTTTATGGTTAGTATGCACAAGCCATAATCCGTTTTGGGGTCAATCCCTTTCAAAATGATGGACATGTTTTTACCTCCCTGTAGTTTCCTTTTGGCGTTTCCATGATTCTTTCAAAATCCCATCCTCTGTAATATCTGTTCATAAAAGATGTGTATGACATTCCTTTAATCCTCGCCCATTCCGCTAATGTATGTTCCTCACCATTGTATTGTATTCTCACATTTTTCCGTGTGTTGTTTGTCTGCTCTTTTGCGGTTGCCCATCTACAATTATTAGGTTCGTAGTTTCCGTTGTTGTTAATTCTATCAAGAGAACATTCTTTCAAGTGGTTTGAGGCTTCTTTGTACCCATTGGCTAACGCCCATTCCTTGAACTTCGCAAAGCCAACCCAATCCTCACACACCGTTATGCCTCTCGCACCATACCGTTCATAATTTGGATCATTTGGGTTTGAACATCTTGATTTCATCGAAGCCCACGCTCTATATAATTTGCTGTTGCTATTCAATCCATCATATTTGCATTTATAGTTCGCCATCGTTTCTCCTTTCTCCGTATGAGCAGAAACCGTTTTCTCTTGCAAAATAATCATTAGCACAATAATTATGGTCTCCTCGATAGCATATGCACTCCCCACAAGTTACGATGTCGATTAGTGGGCAATCGTGCCGTTGAGGAATGCCATCGCAGAACAGTTCTTCTCCGTCAACCATACAATGAGTCGAACCGTTCGCCCATAAACACGAAAACTCACATTCGATACACTCTTTCGGCTTATCCATATTAGGTATTGCTATCATTGGTTAGTCCTTTCCTTAATTTCTTTGGCTTTGGGTATACGCTTATAAGGTGCGGTATGCATACTCTGCCCATATAACTTACCTTGTCTGCTTCTACTGCGGTAATTTTCGTGCCACCTTTTACGAGCAAGTCTCTGGTTGCTTTGTCCTCAAATTGGAACACCCACCCGCCAAACTCTGCGTAATAACTTTTGCTCCCAAGTCCGAATCCCATATCATTCTCCTTTCAGAACGTCCATATACTGTTTCTCATCCAATAGATCCGCCACTCTGCAGGTCATACCCATATCGGTCCTGGCCTTGTCGAATGCGCATCCCTTACAGCTGTACGTCGGATATTTATTGATGCTGTCGCAGTAGTTGTCCAGCGTCTCCAGCGCTTTTAATAATTCCGCTTTAATGTCCATCTCGTCTCCTCCTCCTGAGCTTCCCGCCTGCTACCCTTGCGACTCGGGTGCGGGTTATCTGATCCTGTTCCAGGTCTATCACCTTTGCTTTCCGGATCTGTTCGTTCTGTTCCGCAAGGCTCTTCTTATATTCCTTGTACCGCCCGCATATACTGTGGCAGTTCTCGTTCCGCTCCGAACATCCCAGGCACGGAACTGATATCTTTGTCATATCCTCGCCTCCTCATAGAATGTCATTCGTGCCGGTCTGAATATCACATCGAATTTACCGGTCTCACCGTCTCTCTGTTTGGCCAGGTTGAATATCATGGGTCTGATGTTGTCCCAGTCTACCAGGTGCCGTCTCTCTTCCGGTACGTCCTGAGGCCTGAGTCTGTGCATCAGCAGGACGTTGTCGGAGTCCTCTTCGATGGATCCCGATTCCTTTAGGTTGGCCAGCGTCGGCTCCGTGTTGTCTGCATTACGGTTGATTTGGCACAGCAGACTTATCGAGACGTTGTGCTGCATGGCCATTCGTTTGAGGTTCGATGTCATATAAGAGAACTGCATCCGGATGTCTTTAAATGGAACGTTTGCCTTCATCTGCGTCAGCTGGTCGATGACTACCAGGTACGGCTCCTCTCGTTTTATGATCTCCTCTATGGCTTCGATTTGTCCCTCTCCCTCATAGATCAGGAAGCGCCCGGACTTCTCCATTTCGTTCAGGAGGTCAACACCCAGCATATACTTGTTATAATCTCTGACCTTGCCCGTTTGGTTTTCTTTCGGTTCGATGTACCCCTCTTTTACGAGGATCCTGCCGAAGGTCTGCGTCGCACTCATCTCCAGCGGGAAATATAAGACCTTTGCGCCCTGCTTCCATGCGCCGTATGCCATCTGTAATGCGAAGGCACTCTTACCGACTGACGGACGAGCTGCTATGGCGGTCAGTTCTTTTCTTTTGAGGCCTATGGTCATCTCCTGGAGGCTCGGCACCCCGTCCCACTTAATCAGTTCCTGGGTCTCTTTGCGTTTCATCTCGTTCATGTAGGATGAAGCGTAGTCCTTGAAGCCCGCAATCGGTTCGGTGAAGTATGAGTCTCTTAAGGCGATCAGTTCCTGTATCTTCCCGAGGTCATCGGTGTGCTTCACCTGGTCTCTCGTCTGCAGGTCTATCAGGCTCCGGTATGAGGACTCATACAAGGCAGGCGCGTTTATAGTCGTCCACCGTATAAGATCCGCTCGGAGGTCTTTATGACTGAGGTATATATCATCGAGTGGCAGTCCTCTCTTCAGCTCTCTTACTAAGGCCGAGAATTCAAAATATTTGGGGTCTACATGGGAAAGGTCCTCTAAACGTTCCCCTTGTAGCCATGTCCCTATTAGAATGTCCTCAGCAATATTCACGATGAATTCCTCCCTGTCCCCATATATATTTATTCTTTATTTCTTCAGTTGTTGTTGCTTGCTTGTTAGGTTGATTGTTAGGTTGCTTGTTGCTTTTTGAAGTGTCATCTTGGAAAACCCCGTATTTTACTACGGTTATGAGCCTTCCTTGGTTTGTTGCTTTGCTTGTTACCTCGCCTGTTGATATAAGTTTACATAATGCAGTACGCACCTCTTGAGTGCTTAATCCTGAGGCTTCCGAGAGCGATTCGATTGACGTCCAAAAAGAACCGCGTGGAATCTCTTTGCCATGCCACTTTTTGTCTTCCCAATTAGCAAGCAGCAGGATGGTCAGCCACAGCTTCAGGACCTTGTCGTCGTCCCACCATTCCCAGTCCATTATTCCTCTGTCGATTTTAATGTATCCGTTCATCTTATATGCTCCTGTGAGGCTCTGCCTTCGTTCCGTAGAGGATTTCCGTGATTCTCCGACCTGTTGAACGTTTATCACAGAACTCGACTGAAATCGGGTATTTGGCTTTCCATGAAGCCAGTATGCGATAGACCTGTTCGCCTCTCATGGTGACTGTTCTGCCGGTCTTCGTCTTGTGATCCGTGCTCCAGCGCATCAGATCTTCTATGGTTTTGACTCGCACCCATTCTCCCCGGTCTTTGTATTTGTCTTGCTCAACAAGTATAACAAGGTGTGCACCCACTTCTTTCGCGCGCTCCATCTCTCTCTTGAAGCGCTCATGCTCGGAAGTGCAGTTTTTAGCAAGCTCGAGTATATTTTGCTTTCTGTCAATAACAAGCAGGGGTTTTTCATAATCCATATAATCCCCGAATATCATTCCGTGAGACCAGTGCTTAAGTCCCTGCTCATCAAAATAATCCAGTATTTTTCTTATAGCTCTGTCTTTTTCTCGCGTATCTACAATAATCATTAGAATGGTATGTCCTCATCAAGTTTCTCAGGTGCTTTCTCGGTCGGTTCAGGTGCTGCCTGGGTGTTAGATCCGTCGTTCCTGGAACCGCAGAAATTAAAATCAGCTACCAGGATGCTGTATGCCTTGCGTCTTACTCCGTTCTTATCGTCATAGGAGCGGATCTGTCCTTCTCCTGATACGATGATCTCGGAGCCCTTGCTGAAATACTTGTCGATTACTTCAGCCCTCTTCCCGAATACGACACAATCGAAGAAGTCCGTTTCATCTCCGTATCGTCTGTCTACAGCTACGGTGAAGTTGCATCTGCTGTTCTTGTCTTCGTTGCCTTTGGTCAGCTCAGGATCCCTTACGAGTCTGCCGTGTATCATGTGAATGTTCATCTGTTTCCTCCGTATTGATATATTTATCGTCTGCGTTATAAAACCCTCCCAAATCGTCGATTTGCACCCTCTAAATGGATATATAAAGCGGGACGGGTGCTTGAAAAAATTTGACATTAGGAGAATGCTTGAACCTTAATAGGCACTAATTATTTTGGAAGGGGTAATTTTAAATCAACGTTCTTACACTTTGAAAGGATGTTTTTCCCGCCCCGCTCTATAGCTATTTAATTGTCCATCAGCATCAGATCTATCTCCAATGCGTTCAGGATCTTCATAAGCGAATCATAATGCGGTACCCTCGTACCGTTTTCGTACTTGGAAAGAGCCGACTCGGTCAGCCCCGCCTTAGTCGCAGCTTGCTTCAGAGTCAGCCCTTTTGACTTGCGGACCGCTCTGATGTAAGCTCCTATGTTGTCGATTTCCCTTGTTGTCATCTGCTTTATCATCAGACGGCCTCCTTATGATGCGACTCTGTACCTATGTACTACATCGACCTTGTTATCTTTGCGGAGCTTTTTGTTATAAAAGAACTCAAGTTGCTGCAGCCATCCTTCTACTGTTCCGGACGAAACCATGCCATCAAATCTTGCGTTATTTACAACTGCGCAAAGACGTTCTTTATCTACGCCATCAATCATAGACATAAATAAAACAGCGGAGTAAAAAACGTCTTTTCTCCCGCCGAGGAAATTAGCGGTATCAGAAAATCTTGACAGATAAAAAAATACATTCTCTACATGATTTTTCTCTTCGTTTGTTAAACATAATGAACCATCCGTAATAGAATCTCTTGAACCATTAGGGACGCTCCAGGCTTCGCCCTTCGCTCGCGCAATAGCCATTACCACGTTTGCAGTCAGACCTTTATATCTTGAGAGCATCTCCTTTAGCCAGATGTAGTTTTCATTGCCCTCAGAGATATAAGAATCGATAAAATCCCTTGTTGTCCAGTTCTTTTGAAAACGATTAAGATTCTGACATTCCTCTCTCCCTATTCCTGGCATTATAATGAACTCAACTGGCATTTTTAGATATTCCAGTGCTTTAATTCTTGACTGCCCATCTATTACCTCAAACTTTTCATTTACTAAAGCGGGCTGAGGAAGCCAACCCACTTTTTTAATAGATTCAACCATCTTGGTCACTCTTGGTATAGCAATGTCGCGATTCCAATCTGGGAAAATGAATAAATCATAGTTCTGAGTTGTATATATTGTTTTCTCACTTTTAGTAAATTTCATAATTTATACCTCCTTTATTTCGTATACTTCCGGGACGGTCAGCTTCTTAGTGGATTTGCACCAGTCACATTTTTCGCACCGTCTCGGTTCGATCTCGCCCTGTTTTATCAGGTCGAATCTGTCTATCTTCGCCTCGACCAGCTTCAGGGCCGTGTCGAGTATATGCTGTGGGATCTGAATCACTTTCATATCGGGAACCTTTTCCTTCGTTACCGCTACGATGTAGAATGGAAGGACCTTGCCGGTGTTCTCTTCCACCAGCCTCTGATATACGGCTCCCTGGATGTCATAGCCCCAGTATTCGATCCATGAGCGGTACCCGTAGCCTGGATCATATATGTCGTTGAAGTCCTTGACGCACTTCAGGTCGACGATTCTCTTATCGGTCAGTACGTCGAGCTTTCCTTTCCAAGGAACTCCGAAGAGATCCGCAGTCAGTACGGTCTGTTTGTCTCCCGTCAGGAATTCCATCATAAGGGGCTGATTCTCGACGGCTTCGATTATCCTGTTTGCCTGTTCGAACTTGGCCAGCAGTTCACCGTTCTTCTTGAACATCTTGTCCCCGTTCATCGCCATGAATGGAGTCATCTCGCCTGAGAAGTGAGCATCCACATATGACCCGATCAGGAGCGCATCCGTTACCTCTCGCTTGTATTCTCTTTTGACCTCTGCCAGACCGCAAGCCTCGCAACGGCTGAATGATTTGAATGCGCTCACTGACCAGTATTTGCTCATTGCTTCGGGGCTGAAATAGTTCTCATTTGTCAGCTCCATCGGTTGCCTCCCTGTTCAGCTCATAGGCAAGGTGTTCAGCTTCTTCCTTTTCTTTAAACTCCCCGCCTGATTCCAATCTGTATAATTCATATACCCAACGCTCCCCCGCTGGAGTTTCTTTCATAATGGGTCTGACTCCCCACTGACTGTATTTCATTTGCTCTCCTCCTGAATCTCTTTGATTATCTTATAGACCGTACTCAGTCCCAGCTTCATCTCATCAGCTATCTTTGCAGCACTCCAGCCCGCTCTGTGGAGAGCTCCGATCTTGCCCTTATCTATCGGCTTGGTGTTCTTCTTCGGTGCGGTCTTCTTCGGTGCTGGTTTCGATGCGGTCTTTTTCGGTTCGGGTTTCGGTTCGTCCTGAAGAGGTTCCATCAAAGTTCTCGCCAAGTTCTCGTTAAGTTCTGGCTCAGGCTGTTCCTCTTCGGGATCCGTGTCGATGATTAACTCCTCTATGTGGAGTCCTTTGATTAGTAATGCCATTATTTGCCCTCCTGTTCTTCCTGAATAGGAGTGATATAAATTAAATCGTCTCCTATTTTGTTATAATCAAATTTAGTGGTTTTAAACCTTTCTCTAAAATAATCTGCCATGTTTTTCCCGCTAATTGCCAGGCCACAAACCTTTCCTTTCCCATTTGTGCCTCCGTTTGTGAAGAGGAAGCCATCTGCTCCAAGAAGGAGGACGAAGCCCTTATTATTAGGTAACATTTTGAGGTTGCAACGGTCGTGGTATTTTAAGCCGAGGTCTTTAACAATATAGTTACTAAAATATAATGCGTTTCTCGACAGAGAGATGTGCTTGTTAACTCTGTTTCCCCCTCTACGACCAGTAGGTAATGGGACTTGCTCTAAGTCTTCAAACTTAAATCCCATTGTGATTATGCTTTCGTTCATTTTACTCTGCCTCCTGTTCCTTCATCTTCTTAGCACAGTCCCAGCAGAGGCTGGCTCCGTACTTTTCTCTGCTCATCGTTACGATTCTGTTCACCGTCCATGACCCGTGAGCTTCGATTGGTTTCCCGCATCCTTCACAGATGGCCGTCTCGACTATCGGCTTGTAATCTCTTACTCTAACCGCCTTGCCGTCTTCAGCTCTGCGCTCGTTCGCTTCGTATAACGCTATCTGCTTGCCTTCCCAGTCCTCAAAGTTATTAGATCCGAGAACCTTAGCGATCATCTTCATGTTAGTTACATTGCAAATCAGCGGTTTGCACTCTTTAAAGTAACAAATATTTTTCTTGTCCTTGGACCCATTCGTTCCTGTTACATCCGCCTTCTCAAAGTGGTCAATGGTAACCACTAAATCATCCACTCCTCCAGCGGGGCAGTCCCAATGTCCAAGCCACTGCTTATCCAATGCCTTATGGAAGTCTCCAGTCAATCTTTCACTCATTTACTTCCGCCTCCTCAGTCTCGTCTTCTCTCCAAATCTCTACGGATGTGGCTTCGTCTGTTCCGTCCACCAGGTATCTCAGGAAGTCCTGTACCTGCTGGAAGTCCTTGAACTTGATCACCTTCTCACAGTAGCTCACTCTAATTCTCACCTTATACATTATGCTCTCTCCTCTCTGAATAATTCCGCAATGGTCAGCTTCTCATCCTCGTCCGTTACGAATCCATGGGGGATGATGGAACTGTCGTTTATATCGTCCATCAGTATGAGCCTGGATACATCTTTCAGTATTTCAGCTCTGCTCATTCCGGTAACGTTCAGGAACATCGTTGCTCCGGTTAAGTCGGAGATCTTCACGAACTCGTCACCAGTAAGAGTCTTCTTTGTGTACTGGATACCATCAAAGGACCTGATTGGAGTGAGAGCCATCCGAAGCGCTCCCTCCACGTATTCCCTTCTTAAGTTGTAGTATTCGGCATTTGTCCTTGACACACTCATTTTGCTCCTCCTATATCTCGTCTATTATCTCTCCGTCTCTGATGGAGATAAGCTCCTCCACCATTGACACATATTTGAAAGTATCTTCGTATTTAAGCCCACCGATTACGATGGCCCTCTTCAGACCGTCTACCAACAGGTTCAGGTCGGTCCTGTTCGCTTTCAGCTCGAAGCGTTCGGTATTGCGTTCGGTACTTATCAATCTTCTTCCGTTCATCTCAGCACCCCCATCCCATATCGGCTTTTATCTTCTCAATGTCCTCGTCCAGGATGTCGGCGAAGTCCCAGTGGTCTGTTCTGCAGAATATCGCAGGGCCTACAATCGGCTCCGTATAGCTTCGGGTCTTTACGAGGAAGTTCAGTGGCATACCTTTCAGTTTTCCTTCTTCGTTGCAAATGATAACCATGTTTCCGACTGTAACCGTCTCGATGTATCCACCTACGAGATCCTGAAGGGCTTCAAGGTCGTTCGCTACGTCTCGGATCTCAGGAGCTTCTCCTGGCTTCTTATAAAGTATCTTCATTCTGTTCGCCTCCTAACAGTACCGCACCGGCTCCCATCAGGGCCAGCGACCCCATTGCTCCGATAACTGCCTTCAGGAACGGAATAGATCCGATATCACTCGAACCGGCTAAGCCGATCGCTGATACGAGCCCCACTAACACGAGAACCGTTCCGATTGTTTTTCTGTTGATTAATCTACTACGCATAACTTGACCTCCCCATCATTGAGATTATTCAGTAATTTCTCACATACATCATGATCACGAGTTGTGACCTTGTACTTAGTGAACGGACATCCGCCTTTACGACTACGCTGGTCGACGGATCCGTCTGCTTTCAGTACCGGAACGAAATAAGGACAATCCTGACAAGTCAGTTTAATAACTGGCTTCTTCTGTTCCTCTTCCGGTTCCGGTTCTCTTTCGGTCTCTTCGTAGCAGATTCGTGCTATCATTCCCTCGAATGTAACTACTGGATGTTTTCCCCTAAGTTTGTAGAGCTGTTCGTTAAGCTTCTCAGTTAATGATTGAGCCGAGTCTCCGACGACGATGGCAAACTGCTGATAGCTTTCGCTCATAAAAAAATCACCTCCGATTAATATTCTTAGGTGATTCGATTATACTGTATATAGTTGTAATTTTGACTATCCCCAACTACCTTGTTAAAAATTACCCAAAGTCATAATTGTGGGAATAGTTTTTCCTTTAAATTTTACGCCTTGGGTTTCCCCTTGGCGTTTAGTTTGTATAGCCGTATCACCTGTAATTATAATATCACTGGCTTGCTCTTTTGTCAAGTAAAGATTATAATAAGTTTGGAGGTGGTTCAAATGAGTTTAAATCTGTTTAAAAAGAAGCCTGACGGTCTGCTTTATTCCGTCCCTCAGTCGCTCCCCTTCGATGGTCATCAGATCAAGCTGGCAACGTACCAAGATAAACTGGCTGAGGATGGTCTCAGGAAGATCCGGAAGCAATCCACTATAAAAGAGATCCAAATCTGCAAGATCCCCGACTACGACGGTCTCGCAATCTATGCCGATGGAAATCGCGCCGGTACAATATGGAAGGATTCCTGGACCGGCTTGTATGGGAAGCTGAAAAACCACAAGATAAGCAAAGCGTTTCTGTCCGTTTCGGATGACGTCTATCTGTTTATCGACTAACACTTAAAAATCGCTGAAATCGTCGATTTTGGGCCTTGTAGGTCTATCATTTCCACGCAAAAAGCCCCGAGCGTATCTGCCCGGGGTTCTTTGCTAATATATAGAGAATAAAAGGAGAGCTTTTGCAGCCGTCCCCGACTGCCTACTGTTCAGGATCGTTCAGATCCGATTCGGTTGTCTTCTCGTTTTTATTGAACTGAGTCCCAAAATAGAAACCCACTATCATCAAGTAAATGTTGACCAATGCTTCGGGAATCTCCCACCCTTCGACTTGCTGAAGGATGGCTCCCACTACGAATGTAATGGTCAACAGGATCGTGACGATAGATTTGATTTTAAGTAATTTGATTAGTGCTTCTTTCATTTCTCTAACACCTTCAATCTTGCTTCGTGGTCTGCAAGGTGGACATTGATTTCATCTATCTCCTTGCCGTGTGAATCTATACGGCCCTTCAGTTCCTGGATGATTTCCTTCAATGAATTGACTGAAGCCGTGAGAGCCGTGATGCTATTATTCAGTTTGATGATGGGACTTACCACCGCTATCATGGTGACCACAAATCCCAAAATTGTAACAATCACCTGGTCATTCATATCTGCACCTCATATACGGCATTGCACTTTGCACCCCATTTTCCATCAACAACAAGACCGTTTGCTTTCTGCCATTTCTTGATTGCATCGTAGGTCTTCTTTCCGATTCTGCCGGACTTCGTTCCTATCTTTCCGTTATAGAATCCCTTTTTCTTGAGGAACTTTTGAATCTTGATAATCTCGGGGGACTTATCGCCAAGAGTCCAATATCCCTTTGAAGGGAGGTCGATTTCATCGGGAAGTCTTCCGACCCAAATCTTATTGATGCATCCACGCATGGATCTCTCGTAGCACATGAAACCATCGTGCTTGCGCCCGCCGGAATCTTTGAGCCACAGATAGTGTCTTCCGTTTACCTCTTTATACCCTACGAATGCGATATAATGACCGCCAAAGGTGAAGCGAGTCTTGTCGGGGCCGAGGTTATTGTTAAATAAAAGCACCCCCACCCTGTCGCCCTTTTTCAGTTCCTTCCAAAGGTCAGCCATGTAGTCGAGTGCTTTTACATCTTTTAATCCGTAATGTTTGAGTCCCGCCGTGATCCCACGCCATTCGGTGCCATGTCCCTTGGTGGCGTACTGTTTCATATACGGCTGAATGGTGGCGGGTGTGTAATTCTTGTATTTTTCTCTTTCGATTATACAATGAAGAACCGCACAACATCCGCAAGCGTTGTTTTTGAATGTGTAGTTTTTAGTTGGATAAGGCAGCATCGCCCATCTCTTGTCTGCCTGTCGATAAATTTTCCTATTATCGGGTGTTCTATAAGTTGTCATCTTTTACCTCCTCATTTCCATCGACCCATTGCGTAAATGTCCGCATACATTTTGCTTGAAACATTGTCGTTTCTTATGCCCAACACAGAGCATCTTGTTGCAGATACTGAGTAGGCACAACCGAAATGGTAGCCATTTCCCCAATAGGTCAAGTTTGCCCAGCAATGCGGTGTCGTAACGAATAACCCACTTGGGAAGTCCGGAGGTGTAAATGTGCCTCCATACCATCCGTTGACCGCAACATTCGATATATTATTGCTCTCGGCTTGACCCCAACATTCGGATTTCCCGCTATTCCATTTCCTGTATTTCCATATACCGCTTGTACCCTCTTCGATTACGAAGTCCGCAAGTTTAGAAGCATTGATGTATAAGTCCCCCGCTATCTCAAAGGACTCGGCATGGCTTGGGAACTGGTTAAGACCTACGGAATTCATTTCCGTGTCGAAGTACATTAAGGGGAGACCCCTTGCAATGGTGATGTTATATGTTCCTGTTCCTCCGAGGGAGTCCGTGACGGTTAACAGGATCTCCCAAGCGTACTCGTTGTCAAGGGCGACTTGTGTTGTTTGTCCGTCTGGAATCGTTTGGTCTACCGTGTATGCGGTTGTTCCCACCTTCCTAGCCTTTAGGTTGATGGTGACCGCATTCGTACCGAGTGATGTATAATTGACCGTTGGCGTGATGTCGGTCTCGGAGTAGAATCCCGAGTCTCGCTCTGCGGTTGCCGATATGTTCGGAGCAGAATAATCCACTATGTCAAGGGGTACTGATTTGGAATAGGCCAACCCTCTTGAATCTGTCAATGTTATAGTGGCGTTCTGTCCGCTTGAGTTTAACGGAACATTGGACACCGTTGCACTTGATCCCGATATGGTCATGGGATAATTGGTGCCGTTCAAGGTTACTGTTGCACCCGATATGGTCGCACCGTTCCTTGCGGTTATGTCGGAAATGTCAAATTTTAATGTACTCCGTGTCGGGAGCAACTTTTTATTGTCCCCAGTTATTGCGGTTGTAGTTGGGTTTGTGTCCTCATACGATTCCCCGCTAAACGACGGAGCCGAAGTGGATGCATTGACCGTATATGTGCCACCCGTTTTTGTATTAACTATACTGCCATATGTGACTTTTACGGTGTATGTTCCGCTTTTGGCATTTGGGATAGAAGCATACAATCGGCTTACTACCGTATTGTTGTTGTATCCCGTGATGCTTGTGCCGGAAACCGTGTCTGCACCTATTTGGCTGCCATCTGCCCCTGTAACTGTAACCGTAACCGTTCTGCCTAATGGGTTATATAATCCAATAGTTAATGCATTGCCTATCGTAAAGTTTGGGGTCGAGTTTGCATACGGATAAGCATAGGTGTTTAAGTCGAATTTTGATGAATTTGCGGTCAGTTGTGAGTCTTTCCGTCTTAATCGTACCAAGGCATGGTATGTCCTTCCCGCGGGGAGATTGTCTATAAAGAATGTACCGCTTGAAGAATTGACAGAGCCTACCGCCGTCCAAGTAGTTCCCCAGTCGAGGGAATACCACACATAATCGCACACGGCATTTGATGACCACCCGATAGTTGCCGAAAACTCATTGACCGCATTTACTTGAGCCGTGACAGACGGATATCGAGGAATATTCGTAAGTGTCAGCGACTTGGATGCGGTGACCGTTCCGCTTGAGGTATTTGTCGGGATTCTTACCGATGCACTCACCGTCTTTGTTCCGTCCGAATTGTGAGCAACGGTCAATGTCTTATTAAACAAGGTCATGCTCCCCGATGATGTCACCGAGGAGTTGATGTTCATCGTGGTGGTGTACTTCGTACCGTTGAAGGTCAATGTCTTGGTGGTGTTGTTCCTGTCGTTTGAGGAATATGTCCACTTAACGGTTACCTTACAAGTGACGGACGATGTGTTGTTCGCCGTACTATATGAATTTTCCGAAAGGCTAATCGAAGCCGTGATTGCCATATTAACCTCCTACTGATACCAGAGCGACTCCAGTATTCGTTGATGTATTTACTTCGATGAATCGTAACTTTTGACAGAGAGTTATTTCTTCTTCAACAACGGCTTTCTTCATGTGGAATTGATCGGATGCTACCCAGTAGAGTTTGTTGCCGTTCAAATCAAATCCGGCAAACCCTTCTGCATAGTTCATAAGAACATATCCGTCTTGTCCGAACATCTTGAGACCGCCGTTGTCCATCTGTCCGACGAGTGTTCCGTCTGCGGTTCGTAATTGAAGGACACCGTTTCCGTTATCCTCACCGCCTAACTGAAGGACACCGCCTTTGATACGGTTAGCGGATAATGTTCCCACGGTGATGAGGTCTGCGTTTATCTGTCCATCCATCGTAAGAGCCACGGATGAATAGTCTCCGTTGTATCCCGTGGAACTGAATCCAAGTCCTCCGAGATTCCAACGCCATACATTCACCGCCGTGTTGATATTCGGCATATCCATGACCAACAGTTCATACGGCTGACCGTTCGCATCCTTGTGAAGGATGACATAGCCACCGCTATTCCCTGTTATCTTGTTCGTGGCGTTCGCTATCGCTTGAGCCATCATTGATGTTGAAGGAACATCGGACAGAGCGTTGTCAGTGATTTCCGTGATGATGTCTGCAAGGGTGGTCTGTGAATCGCCCAGTTCAATCTCGTCATATCGGTCAAGGAGAACATTCCACACGGTGCGGATGACCTTCTTTTGTAAGGCGTTTACTTCGAGATCCTCATAAAAGACGGAAACCGTGTCGCAAAGGTTCACCCTTTGAAGTGGAGCATATTCCTTATATTCCTCCGTCTGCCACAGTTGAACAAAGTCCACCTTGATGTTCTCTTCAACATTGACACCGTTCTCGATTCTGCGTTCTGCTTCGGCCCTTAACTGTTCGACGGTTGGTTCTTCTTCAAACGCATCGGACAAATCCACGGATATTGCTACGATGTCATCATCGGTATTCGTTACATACTTTTCGGGAAGAGTTACGATTGAATCCTCCCCTTTCCAGTAAGGGACGATGGCGTTGTAGTAATTGGATGCATCTATGTCCTGTGTGATGTCGGAGAGGTTCTTGCCGTACCGAATTGATACGCCCGAATCCGTTCCTCGGTTCAAATGGAGTTTGACCGTCCACTTGTCCCATTCATAATCGCCCTTGCCGAATACATCCAACAGAGACCCCTGTTCCCCACCTAATAAAGAACGGACGCTCCGTGGCTCATCCAAACTGAATTGAGATGATACCACCTTGTCCGTCCAAAAAGTGAAGGGGTTGAGGTTTGCTGAATTTGGCACGATGTCTGCCATTGCTTCAGTTATGCCCGATGCGGTGAACGGCATGACAACTATGTTGGAAAGCCTATAGGACAGATGATACGCATTGAATGTGACTAATCCATCCATCGTTGCGGTTCGCTTATACAAGATAAAAGGTTGAACATCGCCTGTCTCGTCATGTGTTACGGCTACGATTCTGCCCTCTCTTAAAAGTCTGTATTTCTCTCCCTCAATGGGATATTGGAACTCCAGTTCATAGACTCCGTTCCTTTCCTCGGTGACCGTGGCTGAAATCGTATCGACCAATCGCCCGAGACCGTTGGAGGTGAACTGGGTTTCTGTACTTTCATATAAAATGGGAATCATATTATCCACCTCATATCGTCCACCACCTTGGTGTTACTTTAACGGAGGTCAATCCTGTGTAGGTTATTCCTGTGTCAGTTCCCAATGTCGGGAAATTCATTCCGCTCAAACTGATCCTGTCGTTCCTTGATATGATGGCACCATTATCATCCTCATATGCTTCCATGATGTCGGAATCAATGAAGATGTCCTGTGTCGATTCTCCTGTTATGGTCACGGTGATGTTTCCAACGGTAAGAGACCCAACGCCCACCACTTCGATGAGTGGGAGTGCTTCAAATGGCGAAGGGTTGTCCAATTCGTCACCGCTTGTGATGGTTATTTCTTCCTCGCCGGACTTCAAGAACCGTTGCGGTTTGCAATCAAATACCAGTTTGAACGTTGACGCTGTGTTGTACATTACCGGATTGACATCGATCATATCTACAAAGGTCGCCATGCGGTACTCGTCGGGATGGAACGTGTCCTCGAGCCTCTGATAGCCTATCTTCGACTTAAGAGCGTTACAGAAGTCCCTCAGCCTGGTACGGAAGTCCGTGAGATTGGTCTCATAGTTGA